ATTGTAAAAATTTGATACGCCCCCATAATTTTAAGAAATACGATAAATTTGATAGGCACCCCACAAAAACTCTTAGACACTGAGCAACACACTCGGCAAACTCTTCACAACTTCTTAACAATATGTCTGTTATGGTTCCAAGTCTTCGGTGCTCCAGCCCTTCCTTTCTGTCTAGTGATTTCACAACAGAGATGGACTTATCCACTGGTAGATTCTTCTACCATAGTGAGTGGGGTGCTCTATTCAGTATGTTGCCTTATGATGTCCAAGACAATATCGCTCAAGCGATATGGCGATATGTGTATAGCAATCGTGTCTTAGAAATCCCCCACCCCTTGGCATTCACCGAAGCAGATGAGTCGTATATGCCACCCACACCAGATTATTGGATTGATGAGCATATGAGTGCTGAGAATAAAAAACTACATCTCAAACTCAACTCAGCGACCGCCATCCTTGATGCCTTCAATGAATTTTGTAATTACATTGTAGACTTGATAGAAGATGAGTATCCACTTATTCAGTATAATGAATGTATAGACACACATCAATCTCTCCATAAATTCAATGTCGAGCGGTATCATATCAAAATGTCTTTGATATACAGAGACGCAACCACGCCCACTCACGACGAGATGATGAGTCTTGGAAATTCACGCACCATTGTTGAGAAAATGTGTAAGGTTTTACGCGAGTCTCGAGCCTTCTGTGGACGATCCAGACAAGACGAGCTGTATGAACTTGAATATGAGACATCGCGAATTAGCATTCGCCGTGTCATTGGGATCATATCAGACTATGTAAATCGTCAATTCATAGCGGTAGAAAACATTCAAAGACAGCTGAATATGGACAACCCCGATGAATACGAGCGTCGTAGGGATCTAACGGCTCGTTTGTTAGAAAACAGAAATAGTGGAAACTTCGGCAACGGCCGAAATCCAAATCGCAGGATTCGTCTAGCACGATGGGAGACTATGGCCAACCATCTCAATGTATCTAGGAAAGATGGTGATGTGGAAGAAGTGTGCCATTGTTTCAATAAGAATGGCACTATATGTGGAGCTCGCCCACAAGAGTGTGTGGTTGTTGGTTGGAGTGATGGTCTCATTCCAGTTCCAGATGGTGTATGTGGTATTGAGAAACACACGCACAACTCCACCCAGCCATATTTGGATCGTCTTTACGATATGCGTGTGTGTGGTAAGCACTATAAAGAAATGATGGATGATGATGATGGTGATGAAGCGTATTTCAATCGGCTCTTTCGTAAATGGGGGTATGATGAGAAACACGGCTATCCAGTGAAAGCCTTCACTACTCACGGCACCCATATTCACGGCGGGACTTGTGTAACTCATCAAGGCGGTGCGAAAGTGTCTTTCCATTGTCCCAAACTATCTGGTGGAGCAAACAAGAAGGATCTCAAGGTCAGGGCTCCACTTATACTGGATAGTGAATGGTCTCAAAGTAGTGTTGTCACTCCGTGTGTGGATGTCTTCCATCCACGCTATCAAGATGTGGATTGGGATGGTAAGAAGTAAATCTTAACATAGTGTCAATCTTAACATAATGTAAATCTTAACATATAGTAATATGTTTTTTTTTAGTTTAGCCATAAATTTGATTGGCACCCATAATTTTAAGAAAGACGATAAATTTGATAGAGCCCCAGATAAATTTGATATAGACTGAGAAAGACACAGGAGAAAGATAAAAAAAAATATGGACTCACTGAAAGCAGAGATCGAGACACTCAAGCAGAAGATCGCCATCTTGAATGCCAATGATGAAAAGGCGATTGAATTGTCAATCGCACAAAATGAGCGGTTTATGGACGACCAAGTTCGCGTCCAACAAGAGATTGAGACACTCAAGGAGCAACACGCCAAGGAGCTTCAAAAAGAGCGTGATGAGAGTATGATGGATGTTATTGAGAATCTGTATTTGAATCGTCAACTTGTTAAGATTTGTGGTGAACTCTGGCGTGAAGAGCAGATTGACAAAGGAGTGGATGGCTACAATTGGACAACAGCACGGCTCTACGAAGCTGAAGGCGAAGAAGCAGGTGTCTTGGATGTTGGTGGTCGGTTTCCAGCGATTGAGTGGATAAAGTTTCTCAAAGTTCAAGTGGCTGACAGACGATGTAATGAATCAGTCGTAGATAGACAAGAGTTCGTGGAGAGAGCTATCAACCGAGATGGTGGTCGTCTTGACCAAGAACTCTATCAGGAGATCGACAGCATCCTTGAAAATTTTGGATATGAACACGACGACGACGAGCCGTGGTGGGAGATTGATTTGTCTAGCACAATCTGGCGTCATAACATCACTGGCGACTTCTCTTATCAAGATACTGATTGGGACGCTTGTATTGCTTGTGTAACTAAATGCTTAATCTATGATGTGCCGATGTCAGAGATCAAACATCTCACGCGTGGTGATGATGGTCTTTGTGATGGAGAGTGGGTCTGTCCATTTCCAGATAACTTGCTAGATGATACCGAGTCTTGGGATGGTAATTAGACTAGATTGAATCGTCTCTTGTATGCTCTTATACTCTCTGCCCTTGTAGATTTATCCCACAATATCCATCTTGATAAAGCACCAGCTGATTTATAGTCTTGCCAGTTTTCAGTTTTACGATGTCTATCTAGATATCGTTTTTTTTGTTTGACATCTTTTGTCTTTGTAAAGTCAGGAGCACCAGCTTGACCAAAGTGAGTTGTTTTGATTTTCTTTCCACCCTTATGCTGGTAAAAGACCGCCATCAGTTTTTTCTCAGGGCGTGTGGATTTCTTAATCACAACTTGAATCGGCATTATACATAGACTTATATTTTTATTTCATAGCATAATGTTAAGATTGATGTGCGTTTAGTCTTCTAAAAAATATATGTAGTGTAGTATATATGGCAAGTCGTCCAGCTCCCCGAGTGCTCAAAGTAAAAGACATAGAAGAAGATACACGCTTTAATGACATCCATCCAAATTTACCGCAGATGCCAAGTCTGTTGCTTATCATTGGATCGGTTCGTAGTGGCAAAAGTAATCTCATCACCAATCTGTTTTGTAATCCAGATTTCTACAAAGATAAGTTTGATATTGTAAGGATTATTTCAACCACGCTTCACTCTGATACAAAGGGTAAGATACTTGAAAAGCATTTTGATTGTGATAGTCATTATGAAGATAGTATGATTGAAGAGTTGAAGAAAGGTCAGCAACGAGACGAAAATGGTGATAGACCAAGTTATGCTCTTGTCTTGGACGATGTGTTGACAAAGGACTTTAGCAAAAATAACGCCGTGTCTTTCTTCTCCACTCGATTCAGACATTATATAGATCTATATGTCATCGCGACACAAACCTTTCGTGCTGTCTCAGGGATGATTAGAAATAATGCTCAAGATGTTATTATCTGTCGCCAGCAAAACGATAAGGAACTAGAAAAGATAGCAGAAGAGTATGGTTCTATGGTCGGTGGTGTTGAAAATTTCTTAACAATGTATAGACATATCCACAAAAAGAAATATCAACTGATGTATCTCAAGTTGAGTGAAAATCCAGCACAAGTGTTTCATAACTTTGAAACAATGATATACCCCACAAGTCAAACACAATCAGATGAAGAGCTAGAGATAGAAATCTAATAAACAAAGTTTGGATTTAATTCACCAGTTTCTGGATCTTCATCTGTATCTGGATCTTCAGGAATATAATGCTCAGCACCCTTTTCTTTGTCATCATCACTCAGTTTGCCATTTAGTAGCAACAGCTTCCACTTGGATGGAAAGCGTAGGACAAATTCACTGAGACGATCTTGTTTTTTATAATAGTTAAATTGTTGATACGCACATTTGACTTGTTTGTTAGCATCATAATAATCTAGACGCCGTTGTCGGTTGGCATCATACCACTTCTTCGCACGAGCATTATTTTGATCCTTGAACTCTTGATTATCCTTTATCTTGTGATAGCGGTCATTGTCATACTTTCGTTTGGCCAAATAACTTTGAACGAGTTTATCAACATCTATGGTGTCCATATATACTTACTCATAGACATTATTTTTTCTTTAGATGAATTTTGTCAATCTTGTGTGCTTTGGATGATTTATCTAGAGACGCATACACGCGTGCTTGTGCCCATTGCTCTTTGGATCTCACTTGGGGTCTCACGCTTGATGGATTGGTTTTGTAAGCACCGATGCCTTTGTTGTAGATGGTCTGGAGACCGCTTCGCTTATATCCAGTTGTCTTTGAAATCTCTGTGAGACTATGGGATTTACTCTTTGGAAATCCATACTTCTTATTGTATTTCTCTTTGTATGTGCTCATTGAAGGAGATCTGGATATGTCTATACCTTATGTTAAGAAATTATGTTGTTCGTTTAAAATTATGTAATAGTTTATACAAGATATTATAAGATGAGTATGCTACTACACGGCGACTGCTTAGAACAGATGAAAACCATCGACTCAAACTCGGTTGATTTAATCTTTTGTGATTTACCATACGGACAGACATCGTGTAAGTGGGATTGTAAGATTGATATGAATAAATTTTGGGATGAGATTATGCGTATCAAGAAGCTAAAGACACCATTGTTTTTTACCACCACGACTAAATTCGGTAATGATTTACTTAACTCTGCTCCAAAGAAATGTCCATTTCGCTATGACCTTGTATGGGTCAAAAGTGCTCCAGCAGGTTTCTTGTGTGCCAAAAAGATGCCGATGAGAAAGCACGAAATGGTATATGTCTTTTATGAAAAGTTGCCCTTCTATGATTTATCCAGCCATAAGCATAAGTTTATCAAGGAAGTGAAACCAGCAGACGAACGAGAGTTGCGTGAGTCAAATTATGATACAATGTATAAGACAAAATCTGGTAGTGAAAAGGATGTGGGTGTTGAATATACCGAAGCGTATCGTGAGAAACACGGCAAGAAAGAATATGATCCACCACTGCCAGTGTCTATTGTGAAGGAAGAAGGATGTTATGGTGAGAAAGTCTCTAATAGTGAAGCAAAATACGGACAGAAGTGTGCGAGACAATACGATCCACCACTACCAGTGTCAGTTATCAAGGAACCAGAGCCAGAGCCAGAGCAGATGAGACCGACTGACACATACAAAAACGAATCCACAATCTACGGCAATTTAGACCGACCAGATTTCAAAAGAAAAGATGGTGAAAGTATGTATGATCCACCACTACCAGTGTCTATTGTCAAGGAAGAAGAGATGAGACCGACTGACACATACAAAAACGAATCCACAATCTACGGCAATTTAGACCGACCA